ATTTGTTAAACCAGTATAACCTGGATAAACCGTATCGTCTTGTGTTAACTGCTTAGCAGTTACTTCACCATCACGACCTTGATAGATCGCACCACCATAAGCTTGGATCTCGCCGTCTAAGTTTAAGTTACCTTCTATACCCACACCGCCTTGTACTCTTAAGGCGCCGCTATATGGATTATAAGATGCTGTATTAATGTAAATCTCTACACCAGCAGGATCTTGTTGTTGAGTAATGGTAGTTGAAGAAACAGTTTGTCTTTGGTCAACAGTGTATGTTCCAACTCCACCCGCAGTACCAGTTACTTGAGAAGATATAGTTGTTCCGTTAACTACACCAGTACCTGTGATGCTCTTTGTTCCATTGAAAACTATAGTTCCGCTAGTCACAGCTGTAACAGTTAATAAGTTATCGGCGATTGAGCCCGTGAATACAGCACCACTGCGACCTTCGCCGATGATACGCATCTTTTCAGCATCTGCATTGGTTGTAGGGTCAAAACCACCTGTAACGAACACGATGTCTTTCTCAGTACCATTTTCGCCTGTGGCGATAACTAAGTTACCTGAGCCTGTACTTCCAACGGGTGCTGACATGAAGATGTAACCATCATGAACGTCAGTGATACCATAACCAGAAGTAATGTCAAAGCCAGATGATGTGATACCAATGTCGATCCAACCAGAATCGTTATCACCGTCATCAGTGTAAAGAATTAAGTCTGTAGAAGCAGAAGGACCATCATTGATGTTCTTTAATGCAAATTGACCAAATGCGTCAACGTCCCAAACTGATAACACTCTAACATCTGTTAGACCAACATAACCCGCATATGGACCATCATCGGCTAAGTATGTCTGTGCATCTTCACCGATAAAGATAGAACCAAGTTGTCCAGCATCTGGACCAATAACTAAGTGATTATCTACGTGGATAGCTTCGCAACCTAAGTGCGCGCTACTTGTCCATTCTGGTTCAGTTCCAGCAGGATTTACAGCTAATAGAGGTTGAACTTGTTTTGTAGTACCAGTATGATCTGTATGTGATGCTCCTAATGTTCCGATTGGAAGACGTTGAGCACCACTACCATCGCGATAGATGATATCACCGCGTGTGGTTACAACTGCTGAAGCAGAACCGTCTGCTAATGTATCCCAATAAGCGTGAACTGTATCAGCGCTTGGAGAATTCAATGAACTAGCTGTATGTGCTTGAATACAAATATATGTTGATGTACCGAACTTAACAGCTTCATTTACTTTATATGCTGTTCCGCTAGTCCAGTTTTGTTGCCAAGCAAATCCTTGGCTAAATAGTTCCCAATAACCAGTATTGTATGGTGTTTCTGTAGTAGCATCAGCGATACAAAGATATTGATTACCGCCATAACGTACTAGATCACCAGTTTTATACGGTAATACGCCAGAACCAGATGCAACCCAAGCTCCGCGATTGTTTAAACCTTCAACGAATGGTCTCCAAATAGTAACGTCTGAGGTAGGTACGACGTTATCATTTGCTTCTAAAGCATAGTATGTGTAACCGCCGTATGAAACTACGTCACCGATTTGGTAATCGACAGCAGAATCCCAAGATTCTTCTACTTCAACGCCTTTAGCGAATATGTCCCAATAACTTGGATTTAAAATACCGCCTGCAGCTGCAGTGTGCGCTGTAGTACAGATATATGTAGAACCACCATATGCAACGATGTCGTTTACTTTATAATATGTTGCTACAGTGTATGTGTTTTTCCATGCGAAACCGTCGTTCATTAACTGCCACTTGGCATCGTCCGCATATAAGGTAGCACCAGCGACGTGTCCTTGCACACATACATAAGATTTTCCACCGTGTCTTACGATGTCATCTTTTACATACGTAGCAGACGCAGTCCATGCACCTTTCCATACAAATTTAAGTCTACCTAATTTAAACTCTGCCATTTGTTATTTCCTTTGAATTGCAATTAAATGCTTATTAATCGTCATAGCCTATCCAAGTGCCATTATTATCCCAAGTAGTGATGTTAGTCCATCCTCTGAATGCGTTAGCATACTGTGAATTAAATACGCCAGCCTTGATAAGTCCATTGTTTGTAAATTCTGTAACAGTAACTTCGATACTTATAGCTATACCAAAATTTCTGTTAACAACCGGATCATTTTGTAAATTACCATTACATCCTACGATATTACCATTATTTATGATAGTTAAACCATTCTTAAATGGCTTATCAATAGTTAACGCTGCTTTTGTTGGATGTGTAGAACCAATATTACCATCAATCGTAAGTAGAACACTAGATAATCCATTCCATCCCATTTCGATCAACTTATCGAAGAGATTTATATTATAATTTTCACCAGCTAGTGTAAATGTTTGTTGATGTCCATTTGGAATTTGAATATCTTCTATTGGCGCTAATTCTAAATTAGAAGTGTCCAATGTAAAATAACCATCAGAATCAATATAGTAAGTTTGTTCAGAATTTAGAAATTTCCATTGTTCATATTTGACATCACTTGTTGCATAATCTAATACATGATCTTCGCCTCTACCTTCAAAAAAATCATCTCCTAATGTGTATTCAGAGAATGCAGTTGGTATATTTTCACCAAATAATTCAATGACTGAACCGTCATTCTCATTAACCTTTAATAGGTATAAATCGCCGTCTTCAGTGCGTCTAAGAGCATATAAAAAAGTAGAAGACGGATCATTGAATTCCGCTACTGATTTTCCTAAGATGTATGGAGTAGTCATATTAACCCTTATGTGTATGTTATAACAACTAAACTAAATATGACGTCTAGTCCATCGGTCGTATCACATACTATGCTTACTGAATTAGTAGGAGCTAAAAGTAATTTTTCTCCACCATTAATAATCCTAGCACTACTTTGTGGAGCTATTTCTAAATCTTTTATATAATAGCCTTTAACAGAAGCTGAATCTGTTACAAATATGGAAGCTTTAACAACAGTAGTAGTAGTATTTGCAAGACTTAATCCCACACATGCAGCTTTTTGTGAGCTTGTAGTAGTTACAAGCGTTTGTTCAGTCTTGCCTAAATTTTTAATTACTTTGTTTGTAATATTACTTACTGATGCCATGTCTTATCCAAAAATAATAGATTGAACTAGTGCAATCTCTTCTGCACCAGATTGTGTTACTGATTCACCAACCTGTGCAACGTTTTGCCACTCAGTGCCGTTGTATATTTCGCATACTTCAGAATCATCGCTATAGCGTATGGTGCCTTTTATTGGAGAAGCAGGTCTTTCGAAACCAGTTCCGTGAGGGATCACCAACTGGCGACCAATAGCATTATCTACTATTAGATCGTCTTTTACTACGAATGCTTTATTAGTTGTTGCCATATTGTTCTATTTATAATTGCTGCATGATGCGTACAAATTTAGCTACATAATTTGTGTTAGAACTTAAAGGAGTACTTGTAAGTCTTAACCTTAAATCTCCACTAGTAATATCAGCCGTAACAGTAGCTATTTCTCCATTGGTGTCTATTACACCGTATCTAGTAACAAACGCATCAGTACCATTATGGATAACGATAACTTCCATGGCTTGATAATAGGGAGTGGCTGTTCCACCACTACTTTGTATTTCAATAAAATACTTTGCTGTCTTGTGTAATGAGATATCAAAAGAATCTAGTGTGATAGTTGTTGTCGTCGCATGATTCCACACAGACTGATTTGACTCTAATACACCAAAAGGTATACCTTCAACTACTGCTTCACCATCAGCAACACGAGTATAGAGCTTGCGATTATATGTATTGATGGCAACTTCGCCATCATACAACGCTGTACCAGCTGGTGCCTCGTCTTGAGTATTACTTCTACGAAGCTGAATTATTGTACCGTTTGCCATTACTCTTTAACTTCTTCTTTTTCTTTTTCGCCAGTTTCTAAAGCAGCTATTCTATCTTGAGCTACAGCAAGTTGAGTTTCTAATAATATAACCTTATTCATTAGATCTGCGATTGCTCTTTGCTGACGCTCTACAAACTTATTCACAAATTCTTGACTCGCTTCAATAGCCATAATATATCCTTAATAATTAATTAATATGTGCCACAATCAATATGACTGAATACCGGTAAACCAGATGCATTCATCTGTAATACTTGTCCAGTTGTATCACCGCCGTTGTAAATGCTTGTGCTGTCGCCTGTGATGAAACCAGTATCACCGTTATCATCGACCCATGGTACTGCATTTGCAGTAAATGATGAGAATGATAGTTCTGTTAGTAATGCATTACCAAAACGAACATCTGATGGTGTACCAGAGAATGCATCTGCTGTGTTAGTTGCATCTTCGATGAATGTAAAACGATTAGCTGATGAATCGTAACCAAAGAAACCAGACTTAGCTGTTGAACCGTTGTGCCATCTAAATTCAATACCTTTATCTAAACCATCTGGAGCAGTTAATGCAGTTTCATCGCCTTCCGCATCTGATTGCATACCTAAGATAACTGTTGGATCTTTAGATTGTGTTGATGCTGCAGATACAGTAGTTGTTACACCCTTAATTGTTAAGTTACCTTCAATAACAACGGAACCAGTATTCGATGCACCCGTACTTGGATCTAAATAAAGGATATCTGAACCGAATGTAGAGATCTTGTTATTTAAGATCTTTGTACCAACTGGTGTTGCCGCTGTTAAGTCAGCAGAGAATTTTGACGCACCGTCATTGTCTACTCGTAATCTTTCAAGACCATCCGTAAACATACGCAATTGATTGTTGTTTGCACCAGGAGAGTTTTCTGGAGAAACATACGTGTTACCATCAATATCTTGTAAACGAGAACCGATGGCGTTCCACGCAATACCGTCATAACCTTCAAACACGTTTGTTGTTGTGTTGAAGCGGAACATACCTTGAAGAGGTGATGCATCACGTGATGCAGTATTACCAACTGGGACACGTACAGCATTTGTACTTGTTATTTGTAAGTAACCGGTGCCAGATGGTTCAATGAATATCTTACCGTCAGTTCTTGAAGACGATATCGTATCAACGTTAATATTAGTTAAGTCTACGTCAGAATTAAAACTAATTGTACCTGTGCCGTTAGCTTCAAGGTTTAAATTGCCGTTTGTTTCTGTGACAGATAAAGTATTACCATCTAAACGAAGGTTATCAACGTTAAATTGATTTACTTTACTATTTGAATCTGTAATAATAGCGGAGTTTGGAGTTAGAACACCGTTTTGGTGATCTAACATATCCATGAAATACTTACCACCGATATGTACGATATCAGTAGCTTCACCAGCAACTTCAGTACCTGTGCCAATGTATAAGCGATCACCACCGTTTGAACTTACAACGCCTTGAATAGGCAACTGTTGTAAGTATGAATACGCTAACTCTCCCGTTGCAAGCGTCGATGGGGAACCGCTTGTTCCGGAATTTTTAATTTTAATAATGGTTGCCATGGCTTAGTACTTTCCTCCGATGATTTTAACCTTTGATCTTGGGTGATCAACCGTAGCTGTTAGTTTAAATTTTGCAGTATCAGCATCATATATCATCATTGCACCGTCTTCTAGT